TATGGCTGGCACGGGTGTCGGTGGCGGGGCAGGGCGCACGGCGTCGGGGCTGGCGATGCTCATGGGCAACGCCTCCAAGATACTCCAGACGGTCGCCGCCAACATCGACCGGGATGTTTACCAGCCGCTGCTTGAGCAGCTCTTCGACATGCTGATGCTCACCGACCAGAGCGGGATGCTCAATGGTGAGGAGGCCATCACCGTGCAGGGCGTCAACGTCGCCATCCAGAGAGAAACCCAGCGCTCCCGCCAGCTCGAATTTCTTCAGATCACTGCCAATCCGATTGATGCCCAGATCGTCGGGCCTAAAGGGCGTGCAGCGGTCCTGCGCACCGTCGCTCAGACAATCGGCATGGATGGCGCGGAGATCATCCCATCCGAAGAGCAGCTTGAACAGATGCAGCAGCAGGCTGCTCAGCAGGCTCAACAGCAGGCACAGCTCGGCGCGCAGGCGCAGGGTGGGCAGGCCCCCGTTGGGGGCAACGTCACCAAGGATATGGGTCCTCGCACCAACATCACGGGCGGTGCCGGTTAAAGGAGAACGACGATGGCTATGGGTAAACAGCTTTCAAGCAAGAACGTCCCCGGCGTAAAGGCTGGCCCCACCGGCCTCGTGGGCAAGCAGACTAAGACCGGCACGCAGGTGCCCGGCCAGACTGCTTCGATGGGGCGCAACGGGCAGATCGCCAAGGGTGGGCCGACCGGCAAGGTGGGCAAGCAGAAGTCCGGCGTTGCGGCCAAGGCCGGTATGACGGCGTCCAACTAATGGACCTCCGCAAAATCAACTTGAAGCCAGAGCCGATGGGGCCATCGAAAACGGTGCGCCTGCCTCGGTCTCTGGTGAATAGGAAAAAAATGAGCTTCCCCGGCGTGAAGCGCGATTACCTCAAGGAAGAACTGAAAATCTCAAATCAGTTCGGCGCTGCGGGTTTTGGCAACACCGGCAAAGATGGAGAGAGCTGATGAATTACTCCAAGGCGAAGGGCCAGAGCTGCGACAAGCAGGAAGTCCTGCCCAGCCGGTTCGCCCGTGACAACATCACAGGCACCGACCCCCACAACCGCATGATGAACAACTATTCCAAGAAGGCCAAGCCGCCCCAGATGGGCGTCATGACTGGACCCTTCTCAATGCTGATGGGCCGATGAACCAACGCGACCTCATCATGAAAACAGCTTCGCTTGCGCGTAGAGCCCCCGAGGAATGGTCGGCATTCCTGGGCGCGTTCTCTGAGTATGCCGACCAAACCCGTGATCAATGTGTCTCGTCGCCGATTGACAGCGTTCTGATCGCCCAAGGCCGAGCCCGCGAATGCGGCTCGCTCCTTCGGCTGTTCACCGAGTGCCCAAAGACCGCCGACCAGATAATGGAGAAGAAGTAGTATGGCTCAGTTGCTCGCCGAACTCGACCCGAATGTGAAAATTCCGCCCGCCGTGAAGGCCCTCGCCGCCCGTGCGGACGCCGCGTTCAACGCCAACTATGCGCCAGATACACCAGAACAGCCCGAAGCGCCTCCTGAAGTCTCCGCAGAGGCGGCTGAGCAGGTGAGTGACCAAGTTGAAACCCCCGCGCAGGATTTTACTTCGAAAAGTAACGAGCCCAAGGGCGACGATCAGTCCTGGGAACACCGATATAAGAGCATGAAGGGTCGGTATGATCGGTCTGAGGGCCAGATCAGGGGCTTGAGCGACCAGATCGCAGGGCTGCAGAACGTGATCAGCACGATGCAGGTTGCCCCACAGACTTACGTCCCCAATGAACAAAGCGCCCAGCGCTTTATCACGCCTGAAGAAGAGCAGGACTATGGGTCCGAGTTCCTCTCGGTGGTGGGGAAGAAGGCGAAGGAAGAACTGAGCCCTGAAGTGGCGAAACTGCGGGCCGAAATCGAAGGTCTTAAGTCGCAAATGACGGGCGTCGGTAGTTACGTGCAGCAGGATGTTAGGTCCCGCATGGAGGCTACTATGAACGACCGCCTGCCAAACTGGCAGGATGTGAACACTAATCCTGAGTTCTTATCTTGGCTTAACTTGCCAGATCCTTATTCTGGTGTTAATCGTCATAGTCTATTGAAGACAGCTTACGAGCGGAACGACACCCCTCGTGTGCTGGCCTTCTTCCAAGGCTTCCTCTCTGAAGAGGCTGCTACGGCCCCCGTAAGCAACGGGCCGGACTTTTCTAGCGGCGCTGCCGTTCAAGAAAAAGTCCCGCTCGCAAGTTTTGCGGCGCCGGGCAGAGCCAAGACATCAGCGGCCAGCGCCCCTGTTGAGAAGCCGGTCTTCACCGCGTCCCAAATCTCCAAATTCTACGCAGACGTCCGTCAAGGAAAGTACGCAGGACGCGAAGCGGAGAAGGACCGTCTCGAACGCCAAATCTTTGCGGCGGGACCGGATGGGCGCATCAGATAGCCTCTTTCCAATAGGTCAACCACGATGGCATTTCCTGTAGCAGGCTCGGGTACAACCCCCGCTCTTTACCCCTCTGGCGGCACCGCCAACACCCTTCAGGCCAACGGTTTCATCCCCGAAATCTGGAGCGGCAAGCTCATCGAGAAGTTCTACGCCAGCACCGTGCTGTCGGCTATCTCGAACACCGACTATGAAGGTGAGATCAAGGGCCAGGGCGATAAAGTGAAAATTCGCACCAAGCCCACGATCACCATCAGCGACTATCGCGCTGACGGTCTTCTGACGCTTCAGCGCCCCTCGGGCAACATCATCGAGCTGAGCATCGACCAGGGTAAGTATTTCAATACGATCCTCGACGATGTCATGGACGTTCAGAGCGATCTGAACCTCATGAGCATGTGGTCTGATGATGCTTCCGAGCAGATGAAGATCGTCATCGATCAGGCAGTGTTGGGTGGCCTCCTTAACGGCGCTACCGCGACCTACAATCGTGGTACGGCTGCTGGTAGGATTTCCGGTGCGATCAACCTCGGTGTCACCGGCACTCCGCTCGCCGCTACCTCCGCTGCCGCTTCCGGCAAGGTGGATATCCTCTCGGTTCTCCTGCGCATGGGTCAGGCGCTCGACGAGCAGAATATCCCTGAGACGGGCCGCTGGGTCGTGCTCCCCACTTGGGCCGCTACGCTCATCAAACAGTCTGAGCTGCGTCAGGCTTACCTGTCTGGGGATGGTGTCTCCATGCTGCGAAATGGTCGCCTCGGGATGGTGGATCGGTTCACCATCTACAGCTCCAATCTGCTCCCTGCGGGTACGACTGGCGGTCTGGCGTCCGGTGAGTACGTCCTCTATGCCGGTCACTCGCATGGACTGACGTTCGCCTCTCAGGTGTCCAAGGTCGAGACGCTCCGCTCGGAGCAGACCTTCGGCACCGTGCTGCGTGGCCTTCAGGTCTATGGCTACAAGGTCGTGGACGGCACCGCGCTCACTCAGGCCATCGTCACGGTCGGCTAACAAGCTTGGAGCCCCGACTAACCTCGGGGCTCCTCCTCGTAAGGCCGCTCTGCCTCCCGACCACTGGCTCTTGGCCGTGGCGAGCAGAAATCGGGCGATGGCACCAATCTGAGGGACCGTGATGGCGCTCGTTACTGTAGCCGATTACATCCGTGACGCGCGTATCCTCTTGCAGGACACGGTCTCAGAGTATCGCTATGCCGACAGCGACCTCGTTGAGGCGCTGAATATCGCAATACGCGAAGCTGTCCGTCTGCGTCCTGACCTGTTCTTCAAGCTCCTCCGTACAGGGGGGGGCCTGCCGACTTACTCGTCGTCCACGACCTCGACCACTGTAGCTGTCGATCAGAGGTATCAGTCCTCGATGCTCTACTACATCGTCGGGTGGGTGCAGCTCCGTGATGACGAGAACACGCAAGACAGCCGCTCTGCCGTGCTTCTCAACAAGTTCGCCTCCCAATTCCTAACCATTCCGGCGTGAGGGGCAGATGGCTAACGCAACCACCAACGCCATTTTCGACAACGTCCGCGCTCGCTTACCCGGCGTAGCCGACGATCAGATCAAGCTCGAACTCTTCAACGTCGTCGATGAACTCGCGCGCGAGGCGCTTCGGGTCTCCGCGCCCACCGATGTTGACGCTGAGCCCGACACTTGGCTTACCAGCACGCTCTGGGTTCCAAATTACCAAGTCCTGCTAGAAGGGACGTTAGCAAGGCTCTACGCGCAGAACGGCAAGCCCTATAGCTCGCCGGAGTTCGCAAAGGCCCACTTCGACCGCTTCGCGATGTACTTAACCCTCTCGCGCTCGGAAGGTGCTTCTGCACCATCGAGCACATATGAGCGGGTTCTCTTCACCCTGCGTATGCGGGTGCCGGTCGCCCGCGATGCTGACTTGCAGTCAGCGATCTTTATCGCAGCGGATAAAATCCGCGTCGAGGCGTTGCTGCTTGCACCGCTGCTTGGGAACAACAACACACCCACTTCATGGCTCCCAGACGCAAAGTGGGACGTCTGCTACCAGTCGCTTCTCTTTGGGTCGCTGGCGCACCTCTACCTTGAAGGTAATAAGCCCTGGTCCGCCCCCGACTTGGGACAGGTCAATCTGGCTCTCTTCACGAAGGAGATGTCCCTCCTTCGGATCGACGAGGCTGCGGCCCCGGCGACTGTCTATCAGCGTGTCTTGAACGCCATTCGCGTGCAGCTCCCTGAAGCCCGCGAGAGCGTCGTGACCCTCGCAGCCTTTGGGGTCATCAACAAGATACGTGTCAACGAGCTGGACCTCGTTCCCTTGGTTGACGCCAACACGACCCCTTCAGGCTGGCTTCCGACTGACCAGTGGGACAACGCATACCTAGCGGTCCTCCACGGCAGCTTGGCGACCTTGCAGATGCAGACAGGTCAGCCGTGGCACGATCCCACAGCCGCCGCTGTAAACAACACGCTCTTCGACGAGCAGCTCAATATCCTTGGTACAGATGCTCTCGCCACCCCTTCGACGGTGTACCAGCGCATGGTCAACGCCGTCCGCGTGCAGCTCCCCAGCATTCGTGAGAGCGCAATTACTTTGGCTGCGTTCGCCATCGCTGACAAAATCCGGCTGGAGGCGCTTCAGCTCACTGCGCTGGTGGACAGCAACACTACCCCATCCCTTTGGCTCCCGACGGACAAATGGGACGAAGCCTACCCGGCGATGCTCTACGGTACGCTTGCGGCGCTTCAGGTGCAGACGGCGCAGCCGTGGTCAAACCCAACTTCCGCTGCCGCTAACCAGATGCTCTTCTTGGAAGAGCTGGGCCTGCTGCGCGCGGACAGCGCGACGACCACGACCGTCTACCAGCGGTTCATCAGCGCCATGCGCTTGCAGATACCCCAAGTTCGCCCCAGCCAAGTGACCATGGCTGCGTTCGCCGTCGCCGATAAAATTCGCTTGGACGCGCTGATCCTTGCTCCGCTGGCTGACGCGGACACTGATCCATCACTTTGGATACCCACGGGTCAGTGGGACGACTGCTACTCGGCGATGCTCTACGGCACGCTTGCCGCCCTGCAAATGCAGGCTACGCAGCCGTGGGCCAACCCAACCCTCGCCGCCGCCAATCACGCCTCATTCCTCGACGAGCTAGGGCTGCTGCGCACTGATGCCGCCGCCACACCGACGAGCGTCTACCAGCGGCTTCTCAACGCTATCCGCGTGCAGCTTCCCAACGCCCGCGAGAGCGTGGTTACCCTCGCCGCCTTCGCCATCGCGAACAAGCTCAGGATCGACGCTCTGCGGCTTGCCCCGCTGGTGGACGCGAACACCGCGCCGTCGGGCTGGCTTCCCACCGACCAGTGGGATAACGCCTACCAAGCGATGCTCTACGGCACCTTGAGCAATTTGCAGATGCAGACCGGCCAGCCGTGGTCGAACCCGGCAAGTGCGTCTGCTAACCATGCGCTGTTTCTGGAGGAGTTCCTTCTCCTGCGAGGCGATCAGGCCAGCGCGGTCTCTCGTGGCATCGCCAAGCTGATGGACCTTGCGCGGGTGCGCCTGCCGGGTGCGCGCGACAACATCATCCTGCTCGAACTGTTTGCGGTGATGAACGACTTCTTCCAGAACTCGAACTGCTGGTACGAGGACATCGACTTCACTGTCGCCCTTGGGCAGACGGTTTACTACATCAACCCCACGAGCATCGCCTCCCCAGTGCGGCTCCTCGGTGTCGCAAACGCCGAGGGGCGTGTCGTAAACGCCGTCTACGCGATCCCCGATACGCTGACGCTGCTCACCTCGCCGCCCCAAACAGACACCTACACGGCGCGCGTCGCTTTGACCGTGACTGATCCAGTCACGCGCGATGGGTATCCGATTTTCCCCTCGTGGGTTCTCGACAAGTACAACAACGACATCCTCGATGGCGTCCTTGGGCGGATGATGAGCCAGATCGCCAAACCCTACAGCAACGAGCGCATGGCGGTTTACCACATGCGCCAGTTCCGTGGAGCCGTCGCCTTCGCGAAGGTCGAGGCGATGCACCAGAACGTCTATCGCGGGCAGAACTGGAAATTCCCGCAGGCTTTTGCGAGGCGCAAGGCGCGCTGAACAAACTAACCACTATGGAGAACTAAAATGGCCGTCACCTACTCCTCTTCGCTGAAGACCGCTCGGATGCAGCTCGTCGCTGACTTGATCGCGTCAAAGGTCGCAGCGAACTCTACCGGCACTGCAAGTGCAGGAAGCCTTGTAATCGGCACCTCCGCGCTTTCTGGCGCAACCGGCGTGCTCGCCACCATCACTTTTTCGGCGACGCCCGGCACTGTTTCTGGGAACGTCCTGACGCTGACTGGCCTGCCTCTTTCCGCGACGGCGTCCGCCACAGGCACCGCCGCGCTCGCGGAGTTCCGCAACAACGCGGGCACCGTGGTCGTGAGTGGGTTGACTGTGACCGCCGCAGGCGGTGGCGGCG